GCCTATACCATGAAGGGCCAGATATTCCTCCGCATCCTCCCGCCACTCCAAATGGCGCGGCTCTTTCGTAATGGTTCCGCAAAGGTAAACAAGAGGTTTGTTCATACCAAACCTTCCATTTCTCCCCCTTCCCAAGCTCAATCTTTTTTCCCCTCTTTCACCAAAGCAGCCAGAATCACGGCATAGTTGATAATGTCCAACACAGTGTCCTCGACCTTTTCATCTTCCACCAGCAAATTGCCAGCAGTGGCAAAAGTGGCCAATCGGCTAATCTTGTCGCACAAACGGACCAACACGCCTTCTTCCACGGAACATAGCCTCAAAACGGCACACAAACGAAAATTGGCGAAAGGGTCTTGGTCGTCCCCCCTTTGCCCCGCGTAGTCGTGGTTCTTGCGGGCCATCAATTCCCTCGCCCGCTTGCACATCCCCGCATGATAATCAATCAGCTCTTTTCGATTCACGGCCTGCTCCAATACCACTTGCCTTTACTTTTCCGCAGCAAGTCCCCTTCGTTCAATCGCCACTCCGTTATCCGCTCGCCAAACGGTCCTAAATCGTCCACTATGGCCGTAACCCGCTGGCCGTGCCAAGCGGAAGGAAACACATCACTACGAAGCTCACACTCGCATATCTCCAACTTCTCCAACAAAGCTGAAACCACGATAGGGGAGCTGCCGCAGAACCGTTCAGCCTTATAGCCCACCAAATAAATATCCGGCTCGTATTCCAACAGATGAATGAACCATCCCAAGAAGTCGCGGAATACACGGGTGAACACCGTGGCCCCCCGCCGGTATCTTTCTCTGTCAACGGCCTCCGAAGCTTTTGTTGACATGGCCTAGTCCTCCTACACCCTATTATATGGCCGGCGTCTTATTATACGACTAGACCAACTCCGCCGAAGCCGTGCCAGCTAAACTAAAGCCCGTAATCTCGCCGTCCTTTATGGCCTGCCAAAGCTCTTCGTACTTCTCAGGGACGTACACCGACAGATACCAATCGCCTTTGCGGACCTTGTGGCCGCTCTTGAGTGTGTCAGTTTCAGCTAAAAAGCACTCTATCACCACAAGGTCCACGGGGCTGCCCTGGTGCATTATCTTCATCCTGCCTTTGGAGCGGATTCGCCAGTCCTTCAACGCCTTCCATAGCTCTTTTATATCGTCCACGAAATCACCCTGGCCGTCCACCTTTCGCGGACTGCCCAGCCCATACACCGGACCGGCCACAATGCGCTCCTCTTCGCTCTTGATAAACGAAGTCGCGGCCTTCTTGGGCTTGGTGGCCTCTTCCAAACTGGTTTTATAGCCATGTTCCTTCAGCCAAGCCCGGGCCTTGGCCGGAGTGAACTTGTTGGCGTCGAAGCGGATGCTTTGGAGCTTGGCCTTGCCGTTCTTTATGCCCCAGATAGCATGAATGCCTTGGCCGAACTTGTTGTTCTCACGGCGGAAATCGTCGAACTGCTTCGGGTCGAGCTGTCTCGCCGCATGTTCGCGGGGATAAGGCTTGCTGACGAAAGTAACGGGAGGAAGGCTGGTTTCCTCTTCTTCGGGTTCTTCGTGGGCTTCATCTTCTTTAGGCTCTTGGGCGTCATCGGACAAGCTGTCGTCCCTTTGGCCCAGTCTCTTGGCCAGCTCCGCCACTTCTTCGTCCGATAAGTCAGCTGTCTTTTTCCTCGGTAGCAGCACCAAATCGTACAAAGGCAATACCGGCGGCTCCATCCCTTCGGCATCTCGGCGGACCACTGCCGGCAGGCCGGTCTCGGCGGCCACCAACTCGGCCACCCGCTTCTCAATCTCGAAGGATATCTCATCACCGAACTGGTCGCTGTCCACGCGGACGTCCACCGTTCGGGCCGAACGTGGGCCAGCCACATAGGCCCCGGCCAAAGACACGGCGGCCGGGCGGATGACGATGGAAGGCAATTCCTCTACGTCCACGCCCCTTAGCCTCTTTCGGGCCAGCTTGCGGTCCAGCTCGCCGAGGGGCCATTCCTCGCCGCGTTTGGCCAACTCGGCGGAAATGACTTGATATGTCTCCAACAGCTCGCGCCGCCCGATGGACTTCACCACGCCGACCTTGCCGGCGGCCAGACTGTCCCGCCAATTGCTTGCGGCCCTCCATAGCTGCTCGGCCCGGTGGCGGAGGTCTTTCAACTCACTACTACTGAGCGACGCTACGTTGCCAACGCTAACGTCCTCTAGTCTCATAATGCTTCACCTTCCCAATTTATTCTCCGGGTTTGACTATTTCTTCTCTCACGGGTCTCCAAGTGCAACGGCAGTTATGAACCACGAAGCCCTTGGCCACATAGCTTTCATCTTCTTCCACAGACAGATTGTAAAGCGTTATCGGGCGGGAGGGCTTAGAAACAGAAACAGAGGATATCGGAAGAAGGTCAAACCTAATCTCTTTTTCTTCTACCAGGAACTTCACCTTATCCCCAGCTTCAACCTCCCTCGCCCTTCGCCACTGCCCGTTTACCAACACGGGGTGGTCCGCCGTCAATTGAAGCTTCTTTCTCTTCATACTCCTCACGCCCAAAGACAAGGTAACAACCTCCGGTCTCTGTCGCGGCGTTCGGTGTACCTGGACCACTCGGCGGAATCTGCCTTTATGAGTTAAAACCAACTCTCCTATTCCAATCTTGCCTATCCCTTTCCAACCGTCCGCCGTATAGACAGGAGTTCCGAAATATGTCAGACAATTAACGTGAACAGGAATTATCCCATCCGCCTCTGCTATATTCCAAACGTGCCCATCATAGCCCAGGCAAACAATACAGGCGTCCGCGCTGGACTCAAACTGCACGCGGGTCAACTTGGCCTCTCTGTACCCCGCCAGAGTCCCGGCCGAAACTGCGGTAGCCGTCTCCGTTCGAGCTATCATCTCCGCCCGATACCGCCGCATCTTCCGCCGCTGGCGCATAAGCTCGCGCTGGAGGCGGGCTCTGCGGGCCGGGGTCAGGCCCCCTCGCATGGAGGCATAACGCTCAGTCCACCTCTCTTCCACCCTCTCCAATGCCTTTATCTGTGGCCTATTCAGCCCCACCAAAGGTTCGCCGTCAGGCCCGGCCAGTCCGCGAATGTATCGCCCTATGGTCTCCATGCTCTGGCCGCGCTCAATCCCGCGAGCTATAACGTCGCGCAAGGCTTCCCGCGTGCTCTCGACAATGCGGGTAACTCTTTGCGCCGCGTTCTGTCTGGCCCATTCCACTGCATAACGATTTATCACTTCCCAAGAGGTCTTCCACTTGGCCAACTGAATCGCCCGGTCCATGCTCTGAGCATAGATGCTCATTTGCTGTCGGCCAAAAACCTGAGTGCCTTTATTAGTCAGGCAATTCCAATCCACCAAACGGGCGGTGATAGTATCGGGGTCCAGCTGTATCTTGTTTAGCTCTTGAGATTTTCGCAGCACGTCCGGCCCCAAATCAGAATATTCCGGCAGCCAAGGCCGGAGATTTTCCATCAAGGACAAATCCGGCTCCATGCCTAAAATAAGCTGATGAACTACACCATACATCACGGCCTCGTCCATCAGCTTCAGCCAAGCGCGGACAGCCCGATAGAATCGCCGAACGTTGCGATTGTATATCTCCAACAGTCGGCGATGTGTTCGGGTTCTTCCACTCAGGGCTTTGCTTATGTCCATGAAAAACGATGACATAACTAAAAGAGTTTAGCCTATTTTGTGTTCGTATTATTTGTGCCGGGCAAAGGCACCTCTTCGGCCCAGCCGAAAGCCTTCAACGCCGCTACATAGGCTCTGGCCACTTCCCTGGCCTGCTTCTCCGCGCCCGGAGAATATGGCCAGACGAACACCTCTTGGAAGGCTGGAAGAAACAAGCCGACGGGCTCTTTGCTATCTCTGCTTTCCTTCTCCATCATCATATTATCTCAACGTCCTGTTTGATACGTTCGCGGGGGCCGTACGGGCACCGCGCAAGGTGGCGGGCTCTTGGCCTTTCTTCTCGCCCTCTTGGTCAATACTTCCAACAGGCGAGCTAACCTTCGTTCTACCTTTCCGGCCTCCATCCCGCCTCCCTGTCCGCTTTGTAAGCCTTGGCCCAAACGGCGGCCATGCGGTGCAAGTAAAAGTGAAGAGGGAAGTCCGTATCCACGTCCACGCCGGCGTCGGCCATCATCATATGGCCCAGCTCGTGCATCAAGACTTCCAGCGTTACATATCCGCTATCCAGACAACCGCTGGGCGAAACCCAAATCCTGGCCCGCTTTTCATCGCTTATCGGCTGGCACATGCCCCAACAGTCGCGGTCGCCTACCCAAGCCGGGGGGACGTCCTGGACATATAAATCCACGGTCCAGTCCTGAAGGCCCATGACCTCTTTGAACCAATAAACTGCTTCGGCTCCCGATGCTTCCGTTAGCCCGCCCTTGTTCTTTCCTTCCGTTTCCGTTGCTTCCGTTTCCGTTGCTTCCGTTACTTCCGTTTCCTCTGTCTCTATAGCCTCTGTTGCTTCGGAAGGCCCTCCCCTCAACCGAACTGCTGATTCCCAACCGCCCCAGCCTTCCGGCGGAATCAACCTGCCCACCTCACCGGGGGCCACCGTGGCCACCGCCGTTACCGCCCGGAAATCAGGTGTGGGGGCAAAATAAAAAGGCAGCAATGCCCGCCCCTCCGAAGGCGGGGCGTCGGAATGGACCTCCACCAACCGAACCTCCTTTTCGTGGGGGAACCACCACACCTCCGTTATCTCGGGGACACAGGCACTGTCCACAGCCAATCTTTCGGCCAATTGGCGAATCCTCTCCCTGCCCCGAAAGGCCCCAACGGCCATAAGCCTCGCCCCTTCATCCCGCCTACCTTCTTTTCGTTCTTCACTCACCTTTTCGTCCTCCATTACATTATAGCATTCCCCCCTCCGCCGTGGAGCCGATGGACTCAAGCAAGCTGTTTCTTATCTCTTTCCAGCCTTCGCTCCCCTCGCCCACGGCTTGGGCTGGCACCTCTTGGCCGAAGATAGCTGACAGGCAACTGGCCGGCACCTCGCCGTCCTCGCCCAATATCGCCTCCAACTGTCCTAACAACACTCGGACAGCCCGGCGAAGTTGGGCCACTTCAGCTTGAAGCTCGCCGAACTCCGGGCGTTGAAGCATGGCCTGATAAGCATCGTAACCTTCGCCCAAGACGCGCAACAGTTCCGGGCCTACCAGAAGCACCTCCGGCTCGGCGTCCGGCGCAGCCCTGGCGGCTATCACCGTGTAAGGGTCCTCGCGGACAGCGGCCAAGATAGCGGGCATTTTTTGGGCTAAGTTCTCAATGGCCACGTTTTTAGCCCTAATCTCTATTCGCGGGACGTTTGAAACGTTTTGAACGTTGATTTCATCCAATGCTGTCTGTCTCCTCTACTTCGGCTTCTTTAGCTTCGGCCACCTCACGCTCCAGTTTGTTCAGTCTTTCGTCCACGGCTTGCTGAAGGGCCTGGACCTGGCGGACAAGCTCATCCTCCCTTTCTTCCATATCCCAAGCTTTTTCAGTCTCTATGCTCTCTATTGGCACCAACGTATTCTTCATATAGTACTGGTCGCCGCCTTCGTAGTCATCCAAGCCCAATCTCCTACGAGCGTCGTTAGGTGTAACAATACCGTGCTCTATCTGCCTGATTAGTCTATCGGTCAAACGGTCCTCATTCTCTTGGACCAAGGCGCTCTTGTCAAACTCAATGCGATACTCCACCTCACCGGTGGGCTGCAAGTCAGACCACTTGGGCAGATAGAAGTTTTCCAGGCACGCCTCTATCCGCCTCACTTTCGGCACGATGGTATCGCGGTGGAAGGCTTCTATCTGGAGGGCGTAGTTATCATACTTGGCGTGTTCTAACAGCCCCACCATCACGGGCGGCACGCCCAGAGCGGCCAAGATAGCCTGGCGGTTCTCCCGCCTGCCCTCCAAGAACTCCACGTCCTTGGGATTGAGTGAAATGGTCTGCCACTTGAGGTTTTTGCCCAGGATAAGCACCTGCCGGCCCTTGCCGGACAGAAAAGACTTTATCTGCTTACCCAAAGAGCGCATTTCGTAAGGCGTGATGGGCTTGTCTGTCTGAAGTATTCCCTCCGGTGTAATGCCGTGCTCAAAGAAGTCCAGATTCCATTGGGCCATTTGCTTGTCTTGACGCACATCGTCAATGGCTGGCTGGACACTGCCCAACCCGAACCAATCGTTCAAGGGATGGAAATAACGGAAGGGAACGATTTCGTCCGGGCTGAAGTACTCTTTCTTGGCTCCTTTCTTGGTCTGGAAAACATACCTCTCTACTCCACGACCGTCCTTACGCGGTTCGGGCGTCAGGCGGTCGGGGCGAATAAGCCATAGCTCGGAGGGCTGGACTTGTTCATCCACCACGGCCTCGCCCAGCTTCTTCTCGCGTTCTTCGTACACCACCTCCAAATAGGCCATGCCGCAGGTTTCGAGATAAATAACAAGGGCCTCCAACAGCTCAAGCCCTGTCATGGAATCATTGGGCCGGCGAAGCAGGCGGACGGCGGGATGGCCCGTCTTCTCCTTCTTCTCGCCAGTCTCCACGTTTATCTCATACAGCTTCGGCTCCAAAGGGGCGATGGTGGCGGCTATGGCGAAGATTCCGGCATAGGCCCATACATGGTCGGTGTAAAGCTTGACCCATTCTTCTGTATTCGCCGGCACTCGCACACGTTCGCCGTAGGCGAACAAGTCCTGAACGGCCACGGCAGCCGCACGGCTGGCCTTGGCGAAGAGATAATCGGTTTGTTCGGCTATCGGTGAGTTCTCGCCCAGCAACAGCTCTTTCAGCTCGCCCAACGGTATAGTTGAAACAGCTCCCCCTGAGACGACCGGAGCGATTGCAGCCTCGTCGCCCTTGCGCTCGGCCATTGTTTCCTCCTGATTTTATAGCTAAGTCGCCCGAAAGACAAAACTATGGGCGAACGTCTCTCTTGATTTGAGTTTCCAGTTCGCTTTGTTTCAGGGCCGCCCTGTCCACAGAAGCCTCGTTGAAAACATACACCACTGCGGTCAGGACCATGCCCAAAACGGTCCCCGCCCGCAAGATAATCTCGGCCACGCGGTCGCCGTTTTCATAGCCCAAGGCCGTGACCAACAGGGCAACTTCGGTGCCCAACGTGGTCAAGAACTTGCGAGACAGGAACTTACGAATAAAAGACTTCCAGTTGACCCGAACCTTCACATCTACGGTCACCTCGTTCTTCTTCGGGCCTCTCTTCTTCGGCTCTTTCTTCTTCGGCATTTCACGCTCCTCCAATAAATAAGATAAATCAGAACAAGGGCCTTATGCCTTTTCTATCCTCCCACCAAGGCCGAAACCACGCCACTGGCCGAACTGCTGCCAGCAAAGGCGTACACCACGGCGTCGGCAAAGTCGGGACTGTGGCCCATGCGCTTGATAATCTCTTTCTTGCTTTCCACCTGAATTGTTCTATCGCTGGCCGTTACGGAATAGCGGATATCGCCCAGCTCGTTGATAAGCTCGTCCAAGTCGGGCAGTTGTATCATGCCCCTCTCCAACAAAGACCTTAGCTCCCAATACCATTGTGCTCTCTTGTTCAAGAACCCTTCATCGTCCGCCCGCTCACCGCCAATCATAGCCTGAACCGGATAACTAAGATGAGCCAACTGGTCAAACACGCCCTTGCCTATACCCACGGCGTCTATCTTGATTAGGCTGGGCCTGAACTTGTCCGCCAGGGCGGCTATCTTGGCCGTGGTCAGCATGGTGTCCGGGTCGCCCGGTTCGGCCAGCACCACGTCCCCCCGGAAACCTCGCCTACGAACCACAACGGTCTTGTCGGAGCCTCCGGCGGCTATGTCCACGCCGAACTCTACGGGCCGGCCCGGCGGAACCCGCCGCCTCCTGGCCGCTTCCAGCCAAGGGGCGATATAGATGCAAGTATAGTCCACGGCAGCCGACCAGTCGCCCTCCAGGAACCGCCTAACCCAATCAGGGTCGTGACTGTGCTCGGCCCGCAGGTCTTCTTCATACTCAGGATGAAGATTAGCTGCATTGTCCCTCACGCTAGAACGGATAAAGATATGATTCGGCAGCTGCTGGTCCACGAAGGTCGTTTTCACCCAGCCCATAGAAGGGTTGCAAGTGGCCGCCACTCTCGGCGGAGGATATTCCATCTTGCCGGTGGCGGCGTTACGGCACTTGACTCGCGGGACGCGGGTGCCCAGGAATCGATACAGCTTTTCCGGCACATCTGTAACCTCATCGATATAAACCGCGTTCAGCTCCAAGCTCTTGACCACTGAAAACGGGTCGCCGGCCGACGGCGAGCTGGGCCGAAGGCCGCCATAAACGATGCGACTGCCATTTACCAAGTCAATATAGTTTTCTTGCTGATTATGAGCTACAACTAGACCGGGAATGCTCAAAACCCATTCGCGGAGGGTCAAGTAAGTGGTCTTTTTGAATGCCGCCAGCTCGTAGCGGAAGATTCCCACACGGTTGCCGTGCCAAGCCAAGCACATGCGGAGGGCGTCGTTGACCAGCCAGGCCGAGTTATGAGTTGGAACCATGGACTCGCCGACCAAGAACAGCCCGGTCGGATTGTCAACGGTGATGCAACGCATGGGCCGAGGCTCAACCTCTTCGCAGGACCGGATAAAGCTAAACACCCCGTCGGTTCCCGAAGAATTATTGGCCCCCAGCCGAACCCCTAAAGGGCAAGGGCCGCCGGACGGTTCCTTCTTCCCCAAGACTAAAGGGGCGGCTACGGGGACGGCGTGGTTGGGCAGCCCTTTATCTGTTTTCAACGTCCTAGCTATCTCTTCCGTAGTTCGTATTGCCCCCGTCGGCAAGGGAGGCGAACCATAACGTCCGGCCTTTGCTTTAGTTTTTCTCCTTCTCTTTTCATCACAGCAACAGGTCAAAGCCCTCCGCTCTCTGTAATCAAACGTCCACCACTGATGGTCGGCGCAGGCAAACAAAACCGAGCCGTCATCAAACTCCAATCGAAAACTCCGGGGGCGAAGCTCAACAGGATGGGCCTTCAACACACGACAAGGCTTGCCCAACTCGGACAAAACGAGGTCCCCATCCTTCAAGTCCCCCATCGTAGTCCACCCGGTTGGAGTAGGAACAGGAGTAGCCAAATCTAGCATCTTCCCGCCAGCGACCGCCCCACCATATAAAATATGCTTTTCCTTGGCTAAGTGCGCGCGGACCTGGTTCGGGAAGGGTGTCCAAGGGATAACGATGCGTTTCTCTTTCGTTGGTTCAATCAACTTAGCCGTTATCCAGCACCTCCTCCGGCTTCAAGAACCGACAAACCAATAGCCCCAATACAACCAACAAAGGCTAACAACAGATAAAAGAGGAAAAGAACAAGCACCAAGCCGCCAACAAAGGCCATTGTATAAGCCACTACACTAAAAAGCTTGGGCAACAGGCCCGGCCACTCGGGATTCTCGCCGCAGTACGGGCACTTCTTGGCCCCCGGCAAGACCCTCTCTTGACAATGATAACAAGGATACCTGCCTTCACGGTCCAACATATCCTTCGGCCCCCAAGTATAGCCGAAAAGTTTGTGTATCCAAAAATCGGCCCCGCTTCGCGGATTCCAGCCCCCGGACCTTCTGTACTCGCCCAGCCGCCGTATTTGCTGGGCCTTCTTCGATTGAGAAGGTCTCTGCGGGTTTGGTGCCGCCTTCGTCGGTTCCTGTCTCATCGGAAGTAACATTTGATTTCAGCTCCTTTCTAAACCCATTCCAACCAAACCATCAACTCCTCTACATCATCCCAAGACAAAACAACCCGCCCTCTTTGCTCCCCCTCCTTGTCTCCCTGAAGAAACTCCAACACCACGCCAGCCTCAGAGGGAGCACGCCCAAACGTCACCTTCGCCTCTCCGTTACTAAACGACAAAACGTCCCCGCTTGATTCCTTTTCCTGCTCCCGCCACACCTTCGCGGCCACGGCCCTAGCCATAGCTATTGTTATTGCTTCGCCCAGCTCCCTATGCGAAGCCTCAAAAACTTCGTCAGTCTCCTCATCCCACACGCGACAGAAATGGCCGTCCTCACTACGGCCCGTCTCCCATCTCTTGAATCGTTGGCGAAGGTCGGCCAAGGCTTCTGCGGCCAACTTGCCCAGCTCTTTAGCTTTCTTGGCCATTGCTCATCCCTCAAAACAAAAAGAGTGTGGTGGCGCGACCTTTGCGCTCCAACAGTTCCAGCAGTTGTTATTTTCACATCCGTCATAAGCGCCGTTAGGCATTGTCCTGCCTCTCCTGCGCCACCACACTCCCGTCCTCAAAACACACCACGTTCCCTGCCAGTAACATAATTGACCGCCCAAATAGACGCCCGGGGCTTAGGCGGCAACTTGCGGGCCAGCCATTGCTTGTCAACCTTCTCCACTTCACTGACGGCCCCGGCTAAGGTCCTCGCCCTACCAACAAGCGTCCTGCCGTCCTCCATCTCTACCGTAACGGTGTACCTTCCGCCGCGGTTGGCAACGGCCCAGTCCTTAACCTTCCCGCTCAGTCGGCTTAGCTTCTCGCTTAGGTTCATCCGCCACCTCGGCCCAAGTGTGATATTCCACTTCTACCAAGTTATCTACTGACATCCTCAACACGACTGTATGACTCCGCTCCAAAGCCTCCGGCAATAGCCTGATTGCAGTAGCCCCGCCGTCCTGTCCTACGATGATAATCTCCCTCGGCCCACCATGGTCATCTAGCTTACAATTTACGACACGAATATTAGAGATTTTAGTCATCCTTCCTCCCCTTCCTGGTCTTCCTGGCCCAACAGCTTGGGGGTCTTATCCTTCCGTTTCTGAGCCTCCAAGGCAGCTCTAGCGAACCGCTCCAGTTCATACCGCCACAAGCCGTGTCTGGCCACCACCTCGGAGAACTCCTCCACGTCGTGCTTGCGGATGCACCAGGCCGGTCTGCCGTCGTCCGTGGTCTCCGGCTCGCCATAATCGTCCAGCTTCACCGAACAATGACAAAGCTCATGGTCCAACAAAGCCGCCTTTTGCTCACGGGAGAAGTCAGCCTCGTGCCACACCTCATCATTTAGCTCTATCACAAAATCAAAGCCGTGAAGCTGCTTATCCAACGGGCCGACCTTGCGGGCCTTGGCCAGCTTGAGCAAGCCTTCTCGCGTTGGCCGCCAGCCCCGCCGCCAGGCCAAGACTATCTTCGCCTCGGCCAAGTGCGGATGATAAGCCGCCCGCAACTCCTCCAACAGCCCATAAACTTCCCGGCCCTCTTCCGTATCAGGCTGAATCACTTCGACGTTTGCACTCATTTGCCTCTCCTCGTTATATTATACCGTGTTCCCGCTTCCGAACTCAACTCTTCAATTGTCTTGTAGCTTTATTCCCAACCACGGCGGCTTACCCGTCATACCCCATACCTTCAGCGCCAAGAGGTCGTACATCCATCGACCGGACAGCGAACCGGGCGTCCTACCCGCCCACCACCGTCCTGGGGTGCCTCCCCACAACACCGCGGCCTCACACAAACGCCGAGCTGTTCCGAGCGCTCCTTCCCACTCTCCGAAGCTTATCCACCTCCCGCGAGAGCCGAACGAATAAGGATGAAGGTAGGGCAACAAACAAACATCCCACTTCAACCGATGAGCCTCCACGGCCCAACTCAACAACCTATCGCCCAAGCCCGGGCCATAAAACTCCCAAGCCAACCAATCAACATGAGACAACAAGACCTCTTCCACCATTCCGTTGGCTTCGTCTATCGTGATACAAGGACTTAGCTTAGTTTCAAAAGTCCAAGGAGCTATACTGCAAACCCCCGGGCTGACTCCTTCGTCCCTGATAGCATCGCACATGTCGGCCACCAGGACCAACAGCTTGCGGAACTCCTGGGCCGTCTGGCCGGACTGCTCATTGTCTATAACCGCGACGAAACCGCCTTGCTTCTTGATATTCTTGGCCATCCTGCCGGCCTCTTGCGGCGTTCTCGGCCAGATGGTATGAACCGTCTCCAACTGGTCGCCGGGATATCTCGGCATGAGCACGGCAGCCCCATGAAGCAACGTAGGTCGGCCGTGCTTGCCGAAGTCGTCCCTGACCGCCATAAGCTCCGGCAGACCATATTTCTTCCCGTAACCTTCGGACAACCGCCAGACATCGGCCATATCCACGTCGCCGTCGCCGTCCAAATCGCCGCGGGAGACTATCCGAAACCCGCAACGCTCTAAAATCTCTTTCTTCCGGCTCATGCTTCTTGGCCAAGCTCAATCGCAGCTATCGCCCCGTCCAACCAATCCCGTAGTCTGCGGGCGTCTTGAACACTTAGATATAAACTCTCATCGCCTCCGGTCAGTGGCACCAACTCTATTTCGTCCGACCGCTGGCGGAGAGCAACCTTCGTAGTGTTTTCGTCTACTATTTCCAAATCGTACATCTGCGACCCTGCCTTCAGGCCCAGACGCTTCGCCAATCCCAAAGCGAACTCAAAGACCTCTCGCGGAGCAACGAGTTCATAGTCCGTTCTAGTTGACGGCGCTAGGCTGCCCTGCCCGTCCTCCAACCTAAGCAAATAGTCCACCCGCCACCCCACCACGGACTGCAAGCGAGTCCAAAACATCACGGGGAAGAAGTCCTCCCGACACTCCCCGCGAGCGGTCATCCGGCCTTCCTCTTTGTCCGCCACGCCCAACAGCCACAACGTAAACCGCTTCGCCCAATCAAAAGGCATTACGACTTCCCAATCGTTCCCGCTCTCCCCCCCACCAGATGGGATGGAGTACATGGGGGTTGCGGGACTCATCGAAGAACCATCTAGCACCAGCGAAGTCAATCATAGCCGTCTGTAACTCCTCGTAACACCTTGCCCAAGAGCCAACCGAGCTCCTCAGCGGTCTCTTTGGCAACCGTAACCGTTCGCCCGTCTATCAATTTAGGCGTCTTTGACCACCAATTGGACTGGTCCGACCACAGAGAAAAGGTCGCCACAACGCCGGAACCGCCGCCCGCCTCAGACCAACGCATCAGAGCGGTTTGTCCTTGCTCGTCCGGCTCGTTTTTGAATATCAAAACGCCCCTCCGCTTCTCCCCTGACAACCAAGCCGACAACGCGGCCACCTGCCCTGATTGCAATTCTAACCGCAGCCCGCGCCAAGCATGGTGAGAAACGGAGGCGGTCTTATCCGCTCGGCTCAAGTCCCACAGAGCGCCTGCAAATTCCATATTGCCTAACACCACTTTGATTCTTGATTCAACCATCGCTCACTCTCCCTTCGCCCCTTTTGGCAACTTCACCGCCCACGCAAATACGAGCCGGCCCAGCTTAGCGTACACTTCCACAAACTTGGGCTTCTCAAAAGTCCGAGGCACGTTGCGTTTGGACAGCTGTTCGTCAAGGACGCCGTTCTCCGCCCACTTCCGCAAGCGTTGTGTGACGTCGATTTGGGCTGCGACGATTGCCGCAGTGCGAGTATTGGCCCGGACCGCTGGCCTCGGCAGGCCCAAATGCGGGCACCACGCCCTCCAACAATCTTCCTCCTTCCAAACCTCAATGCCCAGACCTGTCCAATTCATCCCTTTGCCTTCACTTCCTTCACTTCCTTCAATTCCTCAAACAGAGCCCTCACCCTAGCCTGCGCCTCCTTCGGCCAGCGGTCTAGTTGGCCGACAAAATCACGCATTCGTGCGCCAGGCCCGCCAGCCCAACGCACGAGCAGGTGCCATTGGTCACAACAACAGCAACGGAGTGGCTTGGGCGGGTCTATACCTTGCTCCTCCTCTTCCCACGACAGATAAACATAGAACTCGTCGAAAGGGAAGCCCCAATAATCGTGGTCATCATGACAGGACTGACAATGCCGCTCTCGCCCATCCTCATCTATCCACGCCTCCCGCTCAGCATCCCAATACGGGGCGGTCATTCACCCTTCCTTTCATCATCTACAACATCAAACCACTGTCTCGCGGCGTGGACGTTCGCCCAAGACAAGTCCGTAAACAACAAGTCTATCACGTCTCCATAATCATAAATGATTTGCACCTCGACACCATGTTCTCGTTTGCGCAACCGAAGCTTTTTGATTCCGTCAATCAAGTTCAAAGAGCTAGTTGTGTCCACTCCACCCATTTCATTCATCTATTTTCCTCTCCGGTCAATAAATCCGCCAAACGCGCCGCCCCCGCCATGCCAAACACAACCGTTTCCGATTCCTCTACCAAATCCCTTCGGATTGACCTCCGCCACCTTATCGTCCACGGCCTCCAACCATAGGTCACAAACCAATCCTCATAAAATCCTTTTTGCCACCACACACAAGCCCTACCAGTCTTACTGACCATAACCAACGAGCGCTCATCATTCCAAGCCCTCTCCAAAAGCCACGAGCGCATTCGTTCGGCCCACTCAAAGCTTATCTCTATGGCCTCACCGTCCCGCCACAAAGGATGAGACAAGAACCAACCCTTGTCCGTTCTGGTCCAGGAGCCATTGAATATCTCAAACTGCATCATCAATCAACCCTCTCCATCGGCATCACCACATAAATTATATCCGCCCCGGCAACAATTACCCAAGGCTTCCGCTCCGGCTCCTCCGGCCCCAAAACCTCCACCTTTTCCCGGCCCGCCTTGGCCAAGGCGGAGAAGATGCTCTGCAAAAAGGCAGCATTGAATCCCGAAGCCACCTTCCCCCCCTTCATCTCCACAGCCGGCATGGAGGCCCAAACCTTGGAATCGCCGGGATAACTTTTAACCTCGCGGCTCAAGAACAGCTCACCATCCGAAAAGGACACATCCACATAAAACGTATCAGCCTCCGCCGCCCTCATCTGCTTGACTATTAGTTCAACCGCCTCTTTCGTCGGCTCTACTTCCAGCCCCCACCGATAAGCCGAAGCCTCCAAACTCTCCGGCTTATCGGGGATAAAAGGCTTCCAATCCGGGAAGCCGCCCACCGGCGAACAACCCACGAGAAGAACGGCCTCCCCGAACTCACCGGAAGTCTCAAACCTCACATAATCCCAGGCTGCGGGCGACATCTCCGGCACCTGGTTTTCCTTCACCTCTTCGCCCCGAAGCTTTTTCCTGCCGTTCGCCAGCTCAGGGCGAAAACAGCTCACTTCACAGCTGTCCCCGCCAAAGGCTGAAACGACCTTGCCTTTCCTGGGGGCCAGCCGGGCCAAGAGACTAAAAGCCGAAGGAGGCACCAAATAAGGCTTTTCCAACAGTTTGACTGTCTCTTTTGCTTCGTCCTCCGGCATAGTAGCAACGGCCTCTTCTATCCGCGATGTTGCTATAACATGCCCTTCGGTGGCCACCAGCCTTATCTCGCCGGGATAAAAGGCTATGCGGTTCAAGGCATATCTTGTGCCCACATCGGCACAAAAGTCCTTGACTACCTCAAAAGCCCGCAGCAAAGAGGCCGTGCCTGTGTGGACAACGCCGCCGGCGGCATCATCACTTAGCTGCACGGGCGAAGGATAATCGCCGGGGTCCAGACTTTCCAATGTCGCGCCTGCCTTGGCCTTGCTGCCCTTGCGTGGCTTCGATAGCTTCAAAAGAGCCTTGCTTTCACTGACATCTTCCGCAGGCCCGATGGACAAAAACCCAACCTCTTTCGGTTTGTCTGGTCCTCTAAAAACCAGCTCAATTGGCCCATCGGCCCGGCCCAAGGCAGCCACCAAACGGCGAGCCGGCACCAGCAAAACCTTTGGTGCTTTCTCGCCGGCCTGGCGGACAACCACCGGCATTGTTAGCTCCAATGTAACCTCTAAATCAGTCGCCCTCAGCCGCAGCTTCGCCTCTTTGTGCAAAGCCTCCAAGTAAACACAAGACAAGACGGGCTTCGGAGTAGAACGTGGGACCACATAGTCCAACAAGCCCGCGGCCGCCTTCAATGCCTGCCCGTTGACTACTACCTTGGTCGCTTGAGAATCAATACCTTCGGTCATTTCAATCTCCCTTCTGTTTCATTATATGCCACAAACGGAGAAGCCCTTCAAATAGACAGCTTTATCGGGCCTCCCTCAGTCGTTAGCAATTCGGCGCGGCGCTCGAAGTCCGCTTCGAGAGCCCAAGCGTTTGAGGCTGGCCTGCTTCTAACGACCAACGCTAGGGCCGCAAACCGCCGCCGCGCTCTTTATCTTCGTTTCCTTCTCTGATTTTCCGCCACCGCCTCTTCCGCCTATCGTAGGCGAACACGACCGTCTTGACGAATGGCCGCGACATGGCCTGCAAGAACGTATCAACGGCCCGTTGAGCATTCCGCCGGCTCGCGTAGCCCTCGCCGCTGTCGGCCATGATGCGGCCATTCCGGGCCACCGCCCGCCAGCGCCACAAGCCGTCGGCGGAGGATTTGTAGATTTCAATCTTCATCTGACTCGCCTCGGCAAAGTCTGCCAGCCAGTCATGCTCCCCTTGTCATCCTTGAAAACTATTTTCAACCGGGGCAATTTCATATACGAGATAAATCGCTTCAGCGCTTGCAATGCACCGCGGCGCGTTATGTATGTTTCGTCGCTAGCGGCCAACACCTGACGGTTGCGGGCAACGGCCCGCCAGCCCCATGAGCCGCTAGGGTACTGGTAAACCTCAATCTCGCAGCCGCCGCAGCCGTCGTTGGTTTGCAACAATTCTCTCACGGCCCCCGTGGCTTCGTCCAACACCTCCCAAGCGGACCTCAACGACAACTCCGCAATATCCTGTTTGCCCCACTCCAGCTCCATAGATGCGTTGAAGATACGGTCCGCAGCCGCGCTGGCTTGATGGTATGCGGTTACTAAAGCTTTTCTCTTCTCAAATGTCATATCAGTCCTCTCTTTCGTCATTCCCGCCCATCCGGCCAAGAACCTTTTGACTTGCCCTTTCCGCCTGCCTTTTCATGTCCTCACAAACCGCAAGCACCAACTTCCCGCCGCAGGAATGTTCCTTGTCCGCTCCCCGAGCTCCCTCAATTATCAATTCCATCGCCTGTAGCAAACACGCACGGGCTTGGTCGGGGTCGGTGAAGTCGAAAATCCCGCCCTCGTGCCCCACCAATTGGTTCCCTTTACTCGTCCCCGCGACCACCAGAACGAGCCTTATATCATGACCCTCTAATCGCTTGTTTTCGAACCAAGCTTTGAACTCTTGAAATGTCATCGCCGGCTTCCTTCTTTTTGACTCAACCTCCGCCTTACATCGCGGGCATTACACCGTCTGTCGGATGTCGCGGGATGCTGTACGGCCACGTCGAGCCGTCATACTCGCCGATAGCGATAACCTTGGTTGGCGTCCAAGCCCAAACGGGAGGGCACTCAATCAACCCGAGGCCCTCATCAAACTCGTAATCCAACCAGCCTTGGGCCTCCTCCCAAGACAGCAGCTTCCCTTTAGGCATCTCGTCGTAACGGGGCACGGCATCCTCATTACAAGCTCCATCCATTCTGCCGATAACGACGCCCTCAATCGGCTCGCCATCGGCCTCTCTCAAAATCCATTCCTTGAGGTTCGCCACGATGCTTTCCTTTCATCTCCGACCCATCGGCCTGAGGCCGAACGCACTTATCCGGCCCTCTATTCGCAGCCCCTGCGGTGTAACGCAGGACCGCCAGGCAGGCAACTCAAATCGCCAGCGCAGGCGATTCCAACCCTTGAGGCTGGGGAGTCCCTCCGTCGCCTCTAACGTTGCCTTTGTGCCACGCGGGAAGATGAGGGCCCGCAAGACTCGCGGGTCGTCAAGTATTTGTTTCGATACATCGGTGACGCGCCCGCTGTCGGTCGGGAAACCCAAGATGACGCATTGGGAGCCGTCGAGTGACGCCAGTGCAGGCACCAAGACGGTCTCGCGGGGCATTTTATCCCAACGAATCAACGCAACGACCCAGGTGAACAAATGGACCTCGTATATGTTGCCCTTGTCGTCGTAAGCGTAGCCGTCCGCCTGCACGGCACCCTGCAAGAAGGGCAGGACATGTTCGGTGATTGCCGCTCTTGCCCGGCGAATGAATTGTTTTCTAATGCTGACCTGTTTCATGTCGTCAGCGCTCCTTCGGTTTCACAATCCTCTCGGCGGCTCCCGACCAGCTAACTGGCCACGTAATCCATTCCGTGAGGTTAACCTTGGTGCTTGCTTTCTTACAGCGTTGCTGGAGTCCTTTCGTCCGCCTTCAAAACCGCCATGATGAACGCGGCGTCAATATCACCAAACCAAACACAACGCCCCTCTTTCTCTTCGGCCCAAATCACCTTCTCGAAATAGTCGCCACTCCAAGTCAAAACAAGTCTCCTCCTCTGCGCGTTAAGCGAAGGTTCGTACTCTTTATGCACCGACCAACCGCTACCGCGAGGCTGAATCCACACGCCCCTCTCACTGATATAATTCATAGCCCAATCGCGCAGTAGGGCGAGCGCTACCGACGGCTCAATCACATACGTAGGGAGCCGCTCAAATGATTCCAAAGAGACTACCAGCATCCAACCTTTTCCTTCAACCCGAGACAGCTTCGCCTCCGGCGGGGCAGGCGTCACCAACGGCACAACCGGATTGCCCATCTTTTCAATGGCCGCCTTGCCGTCCTTCGATTCCCAGTTTTTCAACATGCCAACTATTTCCTTTCCGCCCACCGCCGATACCCCGCAGGCCCTCGGCGGTACAATTCGGCCATTTGCTCCGGCGTGGAAGCGCCGACCCTCGGCGCGTAGTATTCCAGCCAGGCCCGAACCAGCCGCCGGCACTGGGCCACGTCGTACGGGTCCACCGTCTCGCCGGTCAGGCGCATCACGTCCTCGGCCCATATCGGCGTCACCTGGAACTCGCCCCGCTCGCCGGCAGGACCGACCACGCCGCGCCGGCAGCGCGGGTCTTGGCCGTAGCGGGACTCGCGCCAGTGAATCAGCTTAACCGCCCTATCCCAAACGTCCACCACTGGCCGAGAACCCAGCTGCCACAAACTGTCTGATGACGAAGAAAACGAAACGGGGTTATTCGTCTGTCCTGCCTTCTTCATTAGGGCTTCAAGGCGGGTTATACGTTTTTCTAATCGGGCCAAACGCTCCTCAAATTGGCCCAAACAATATCCCAAGGTCGCCCCCACCGCCGAAAGCACTAAAAACCCCGCGACTGTTTTGGGCCAAAAACCTGAACCTTTCCTTGGAGCCTCAAGCGGTTCAAACGGCGAAGGGTCATGCGGGATGTTCTTCTTGCCCGCAGCGACCATTTCCTTCTCCTTTCTTCAAATCCAACCAACCCGCATCCAACACTTGCTTCACGGCCTCCCATAAACGCTTTGCAGTGGCATAGTACATGTTGGGGTTCCCGCGGAGCCTAACCCCGCAAGAATACCAGCCATTCTCGTAAGACAACTCCCATTCATCACAGCAGCTTTTAAGGCGTTGAAAAGCTTCTTCGTCAATCATCATTTCTTCGTCTCACCCTCATTATACCCGCCGGGACTTCAACCACCTCGGCAGATTCCAGATATACAAGCCAGCTATAGCTAAAGCCATGACGGTCATGCCTATCCCATCCCAACCCAAGCCGATAGAATACACCAACCAAGGCACTTGGATAGCCAAACCGAATAAAGGAGCCCACCAGAACCGACGGGCGTGGAAAGCCCTGTCCAGAATCGTCAAAGGCAGCAGAATCAAGCTCAAAATGCTCAGCCAACTCACAGGTCTTCCCATTCGTATTGCTTCGGCTGGTCTGGCGAAGGTGCTTCCCCCTCCTTCTTCTCCCGCTTAGCTGGTTTGGCAACCTTGGTGGTCTTGGCAACCTTGGCAACCTTGGCGGAACTGGCGGCTTTCTCCGCCTTCCCCGCCCGTTCCTCCGCCCTGGCCAATAGCTTCTTCAACCTTTCGTTCTCTTCCACGACAGCGTAGATGTCAAAGTCCGATTTGACCGCGTGAACACCAGGAAATCGAGTTTCAAAAACGACAGGGCGTTCCTTGTCCACATGAAGGCCCTTGCCGGCCAATCTCTCCCACGTAGGGGCCAGCTGGGCGAAGGTGGTGGGGCTTTTCTTGAGCATGTCCAAAAAGAACCTGCCCGGCCCATAGGCTTGGAGGGCTTCCATCATCTGCTCGAAGATGGACTCATCTGGCAGAGACTTGTCCTCAGGCTTGCCTTTGGCTGCGCGAATCTCGGCCAACCTCATCAATTCCTTGGTCTTACCCCTTCCCGGCCCCCCGGCCCATCCCTTCTGGAATCCGCTATACCGTTTAGGCTGTTCAGACAAGGACTTATCGTTGTTCTCCTGAACCGAAGAAGAACCGGAAGACCCTTCCGAAACGGGCTGTTCAGATGGGGATTTAGCCGTGTTGGAAACCGGCCTCCGCCTTTTTTTATTTTCTTTTTTTCTGGTCATTCCGAAGGCTTTGCTTCACTCTTTTTCTGATAGAGCTTATTAGCCCAATAAACCGCAGCTGCCTTGATTCCCTTGGCCGCTCGGCTCATCACCTTTTCGGCCTCTTGTCTTGTTTCGCAATCTAGCTCGGAAGGGTCATCATCACAGCAACCCCTGTCCCCCAAACGTGTGCGATAACTTTTCCAGCCTCTCCGCCTTGGCGAACGACGGACAAATCAGGAAATATCTCCGAGACTACGGACACCTCGGAGTCGTCGTACAAAACCTCTGGCTTGGCTTCTTCCCCGTCCGGCATGAACCCGGCCCGCAACTCTTCGGCCTGTTCCAACACCCGCATCGTAACAGTGTAATCCTCCAGCTGACATAGCTCCACCAAAAGCACACCCTTTACACCCACCACATGGCGGACATACCTAAAGACCTCACGGTCATCTATTAGCTCTAACTTTTCCATTCTGCTTTCTCCCTTCGCTCTTATTATATGGACGTTGCGGCGAGGGCCTTTGCTTTGACTTTGGCAGGACACACGAAGCCACTGCCTAGACCAAACCAGAAAACCGCCATATTTGCCCTGTAAGGCGTTTTCTGACCCAAATGGTATCCATCTACCACCTGGGCCGAGAAAACGCCTCCTGCGGCCAGCTGGGCGGCCTGCTGGGCAAACCAACGGACGGGGCGGCTCAACAAATCAGACCTTTCGTTTCCCAATAGTCATTTTCAGGGCTGATTCCCTTCGCCGAACGGCCAGCAACCTCAGCCGAGATTCCCACGGCCACCTTTGACCTTTCCTTCCCTTGTTTTTAGCTCTTTTCAACGGCCCTTTGACAAAGGACCACGGCCACCGGGCCTTTCATTGACATAACTTGTTGCCTCCCAAAGAGAAACGTCTATAAGCGATGTTTTTATTTTTCGTTTGACGTAAGTCTTTGGCCTCCAAAGAGAAGCACTTTCAGAAAGTCCCTCAAAACGGCATTAGGTGCCGTTTTTCGTTCCTTTTTATTTTTCGTTTGACGTAAGTTGTTGGCTCCCTTGGGGAAGCACTTTCAGAAAGTCCTTCACGAGGGACTTTCCGACTATATGTTTATTAATATATACTGTTTAAACCACTATACTAGTTTAAATTAGTTTAAATCAGTTTAAACTAGTTTAAAGAAGCAACATAAAGTCGGAAAGTCCTTCACGAGGTATTTTCTGAAAGTGCAACCTTATGGCTCCCATCACGTTGCGTTTTTGCTTGTCCCTCCTTTTTTGTTTTTGCCTTTCGGAACACCAAATCCGGGCGTACAATGAAAGCGAAGAAGGGAACAAACGCCCGTTGGTTTTTAGCTTGACCTAGCTAAAGGAAAGCAAAAGATGAAACGAAGAGGGAAGCGGCCGTTGGTGTCAAGAGTACGTTCCTTCCGTTTAAGCTTGGAAGAACTGGAAGCCTTGGTGGCAGGAGAGGCCGTGAGCTTCAACTTCAAGCTGCTTCCTCCGAAGGAATTGGACCTAGCAGGAAAACAAGAAGAACAAGAGGCTCCGCCCGTGTCATCCGCGTCGGAAGAAATAGAAATGCCTGAGATAGTCAAAGTGAGCGTTGATAAGCTCATTTGCACTTGGAATCAACACGCCTACGTTGTTCGAGCTAATAACCAGGGCGAAAGCCGGAACCGGCCGTTCCCTGAAGAAAAACGACGGGACGAAGCGACCATGACTTTGTTGCGAGAGGCCATCCAACAAGTAGGACTGAAGAAACTCATAACTCAAATGAAGCTTTATTTTCAAGTCTGCGAACGGGGCGAGCATTTATTCGAGGGCAAAAATCTGGCCTATGCCAGCTTGGATAGCTGGGCCGAGCGGGTCTTGGCAGCTCATCGCAAGGGAAAGAAGCTATGGTGGCAGACGAAGGACCTAAAGGGCCGGCCGTTGAAGACGCGAAGCGTCAATCCCGAACTCACGCGACAAGTGGCCGATGCTTTTGCCAAGCGGTTCCTCGGCAGAGAACATTACGGAAGGCTGAAGAACCCGTCCACCGAGTACGAGCGGTTCTGCGAGGCCGCCAGACGTATAGCTCTTTTCGCCGAGAAGACGGGCAGGAAGGTGGAGGATGCCATTCGCCTGCTGTTAGACT